ATTTCGGGACGGCGTGGGTGTTTGTGCCGGGTAATAATTCGAGCGGGACGCCGATCACGATGGGCGCTCGGCATGAGGGATTGACGGTCTACAGCAAGGCCGACAATGCGTTGTATTCCTGGAGCGGTTCCGCTTGGGCGGTGTCTGGTGGCGGTGGCATGGCTAACCCCATGACCACCTCTCAAGACCTGATTGTTGGTGGCGCCAGCGGTACGCCTGGACGGCTGGCTATCGGCACCAATGGCTATGTTCTGACGGCGGTGGCGGGCGCGGTGGCGTGGGCAGTGGCGACTGGATTCGCTAACCCCATGACGACCAGCGGCGACATCATTTACGGCGGTGCCTCGGGCGTGCCGACACGCTTAGCGGCCGGCGCGAATTCGCAGGTTCTGACGCTGGCCGGTGGGGTTCCGACATGGGCGACCCCGGCTGGTGGTGGTATGACCAACCCGATGACGGCGAGCGGCGATGTCATTTATGGAGGCGCGTCTGGTACACCGACCCGGTTAGCGGCTGGCACTAACGGGCACGTCCTGACGTTGACGGCTGGCGTGCCGACGTGGGCCGCTGCCGCCGCTGGCCTGACGAACCCCATGACGACAAGTGGCGACATCATTTACGGAGGTGCGTCTGGTACACCGACCCGGTTAGGGGCCGGGAGTAATGGGCAGGTACTCACGTTAGCGGCCGGCGTCCCGTCTTGGGCAACGCCAAGCGGTGGTGGTGGCAGTGGTGGAAGCCTTGCCGCCGCTCTCATTAGCGGCAACGATTACCCGTTTTATATGGGATCTAGTAGCGGTGCGTTCATTTTCACGGCGGTAGTTAACAGCACTACGCGCACCGCGTTTAGTCTGGTACAGCTTGAATCCGATTTGACGATTACCAATATCGTATTGGCGGTTCGTACATCATTAGCGGCCTCCTCGATGGACATTGGTATCTATCCGTTCACGGGGGCGGGCAAGTTGGGCGCCTGCTTAACTAGCGCGAATATTCCAACTACAGCGACGGGCCGTATCAGCGTAGCGGTAACGCCGGTAACGCTGCCAGCGGGGCTCTACTATGTGGCATGGCACGCGACCAGTACAACGCCCGCATGTGTGGGGATGAACCAAGCGAGCGGGTTCTATCAGTGCCCGCTTGCGGCCGTAACGATCAGTGATGCGATGACGCGGTTAGCCGCAGGAACTACGACACTGGCATGTGTACTAATGAACGATTCAAGTTTGCCGGGTGGGTCTTATACACGGGGCATGGACCTTAGTGCCTTGACCCTTTCTAGCGCCAACATCGTTGGCTATGACACTACGGTTCCATGCGTAGGCTTGACCAAACAATAAGCCCGGCGCATGGCCGGGCTTATCGTTTCGCGGTTATGGGTTTTTCGGTGGCGCTTCGTATTCCCGAATTTTCCAGGTCCGGACTACATCGGCGCCATATTCTGTGTTCCATTGATTGAACTTGCCGTCGCGATTGCCACGCACGGTTAGCTCTTCGCCGGTATGCGGATTCGCGAAAACCCGTATTTTCATAATAGGCGCCGCCCGCTTAGCGGCTGGCTTAGCGGTTTGCTTCTTGGCTGGCTTTGATGCTGCCGGTTTGGCGGGAGTGGCTGCCGGTTTCTTGGCTTGCTTTCTTTGCGGCTCGATGTCCAGGGCCAGCAAATCATAGAGCGCCGCACGCGAAGTCTTATGCTCGGTGCAAAATGCCTCTAATGCCGCGTCAAGTTCTAGCGCCTTCCTGAGTTCCGGGTTTTGTTTCATCTCTTCGAAGGCCGTGAATTGCATTGCGAGCGCGCGCTCAGCGGCCTTGAAGTCAGCGATTGTTGCCATGTTGGTGCTGTCCCTGTTGGGTATGGGTTAGATTGATTGCTTGGATTTGCCAGTCTTTTTTTTGGGAGGCCCGACGAGAGCGGCCCTAGTAACCGCGCCGTATACGCGGATAGTCGCAGAGGCGACACTTACGTCACTGGCTGAAAGTATTAGGGCTTCAATTTTTAACAACAGGTCTTGCACCTCATCGCGCTGCGCCATTGTGAGCCATGCGCATTGATCGATGACCTGTCGCAAGGCTAGCGTTTCTTTACTCATCATTGCGTCCCGCCATAGCTGACCATCTGTTCAGCGCTGACAAGTGCCAGCGCGACAAACACAAGATGCCGGTCATTGCCAGCCTCATGAATCATCTTGCGGATTGAATCCGCATGTCCCTCAACGAATGCGCGCCTGGGTTGCTCTAGCAATTCGATGTCGCCCAACAAGCGTTGGAGCTTGTATTCGTTTCGCGTCATCATACCCCCCCACTTGTAATGTCAATCAAGTTACGCGCGCACACTAACGTGAGTGCCATCGATGCGACTGCCTTATCGCCCGTCGCATCAACCGTCGCTTGTATCTGATCGACCAGCCGCATCACTTTGATTCGCTCGTCCTCGGCCAACAATTCGATGTGCTGCCGGATCACATGGAGGTATAGGTGGTCTTCATTCATTTAGGCCGCTCCCACTGTGCATTCCACTTCTTTAATGGTCGCGCTGATGGTCTTCAAAACTGTCAGGCCAAAGCTGCGCGCCTTCTTGGCCGCGTTGATTTCCGCCTCTAGAGAACTGTTGCAGGTGTCCAGGTGATAGAACGGTATTTCCGAACCATCGCGGCGGCGAACCTGGAGCATTACTTCCTGGCGCCGCTTCACAAACGTGCGGGGGCCGGTCGGTTTATGTGCGGGTTCGATAGCGGGGGCAGGGACGCCAAGAGTAGCGCGCAGCTCTTTCTCAAGCGCGGCTTGCCGCTTGGCTGTTTCGCTGGCCTGCTCAATACCGGGCGTCGGCGGTGTGGTAGAGGGTATTGTTTGAAACTCGAAAGACGCGAGCAATAAATCCGGCCGCTCTTGTGGGGCTGGTTTATCTATGCCGAGGGCTTCGCGCATCTGGTCCTCAAGTGTCTTGAGGTCTTCGGTCTGGCGCGATATAGCTGGGGTGTTGAATTCTATTTGATCGGGGCTGAGTGACTGCAACTCTCGAAGTTGCCGCTTCTTCGCCTTGCGCTGTGATCGCAGCTCTTGAAGCGTGGGCGGTGCAGGTGGTGGCTCAACAGTAGAGAGTAAGTCATGGAGCAGGTGTTCACGGTGCGCGAACTGGGCAAACCCTAAATTTGAATTCAAAGCCATGCGGTTACTCCTACGGTCCTTGTTCCCTGAATCGCTTGCGGTGATGTGCCGACGCGAATTTGTTGTCGTATGTGTACCGTCCATCGGCGGAGGCGTCAATACCGTAGGTTATTTTTTTCGCGTCCAGGCCGATGCGTCTGGTACGTCGCTCGGTAGGGTACGGGGGCGGTCGCCCTGGTGCAACGATGGTACAAATTTGGTACATCGGATGTACCAAATCATGCTGTACCAAGCTTCATGGTGATGAATGCTTGTGCAATGAATTCAATACCTTGACGTAAAAAAGTGAAGTAAATCAACGGCCAAAATTGGATTCGAAATCCGTTGAAGTGGCAACATTTCCTAGGGTTCAAATCCCTATCTCTCCGCCAAAATCAAAGGCTTAGCGGCTTACCCCCGCTGGGCCTTTTTGCTTTTGGTACAAATTTGGTACACCGGTTAAAAATTTGGCTATGCTCCTGTTTCCAACCATTCGGAAACGGGCACCTTCAAATGGCTACTTACCAAAAACGCGGCACCGCATGGCGCGCACTGATCCGGCGCAAAGGCTACCCAACCCTCACCGCTACCTTCGACACGAAGGCCGAGGCCACTCAATGGGCCAGCGGCATCGAGGGCGATATGTCCCGCTCGAAGTATGTGGATAACAGCAAGGCCGAACAGACCACACTGGCCGCCGCGCTAAACAAGTACACGAAAATCAGTGATGCTAAGAAGGGAGCGAAACAAGAGGCGGTTCGCATTAAGCGCTGGCTCTTACATCCGCTCGCTGAAAAGTCTTTGAGTACGATTACATCGTCCGACCTTGCCACCTATCGCGACGAGCGCCTAAAGCAAAATGTATCGACCGCCACTGTGCGCCTGGAACTTGCAATCATAAGCCACCTCTTTACCATCGCGGCGAAAGAGTGGCACATGACCGGGCTGGTCAATCCCTGCACGAATATTAGACTGCCAAAGGGAAGCAAGGAGCGGGATCGCCGGCCGACCACAAAAGAACTTCAAAAGATATATGAGGCGGCCAAGGCTATTAATAGCGAACTGCCAATCATTATCGAACTTGCGGCCGACACGGCAATGCGCCGCACTGAGCTGGTCATGCTACAGCGTGAACAGATTCGGGGGCGGGTGGCATACTTTGAGGACAGTAAGAATGGATCGCGTCGCGCGGTGCCATTATCCACGCGGGCGCGTGAGCTGATTAAAGAATTGCCGGAGCGGACTGATGGCCGGGTATTTAGCCTCTCGCCCCAATCGGTGAGTAACTATTTCCCCCGCGCGTGCGAGGCGGCGGGGGTGGTCAATTTGCACTATCACGACTTGCGCCATGAGGCGACCAGCCGGCTGTTCGAGCGCGGCCTGGACATTATGGAAGTGGCCGCGATTACCGGGCATAAGACCCTGGCAATGCTCAAGCGCTATACGCACTTGAGCCCCGAGAACCTTGCCGACAAATTAGACTGACGCCCTCATACTCGGCGGCTCTTTACGGGGCCGCCCCACTTTCAACGAATGATGCTCCCCCGCTTCAAAATCCCTCAGATACTTACGCACCGTCTCCAGGCGCCAGCATATCCGCGACCCCTGCTTATAGTACGGCGGCAACCAGTCTGGCCGCGCTTGTACTGCGCTGCGAATCGCTGCCTCGGTGCGGCCCATGAGTAGCGCCAGCTCTGGTACATGCAGTATTTCAGGTTCCATTTCCCTACTCCCTACACTAAACCGTCGTGATCGAATGACGACCATTCGCGTTCTGTTTGATCCATGAGCGTGTCACTCATTGTCGCGGTGCTATCGCGATCAATGCGCGGCGTCTCGTCGGTAAAGAAGCACGTCCCTGGAGCGGTCTTCGTTTTCGATTCCGCCGCGACGATCTTGGAGTAGTCGCGTTGCCACGCGTGCAATACATCCCCCGGCCGGGCGAGTGACACTTCAAAGTCATGCGGGTTACCGAACTCGTCCAGGGTCCAGAACAGGTCGGCCGCTTCATTTACTACGGCGAGGCCGATCTCACAGAAGCCGAGTGCCTTCGCGCTCTCGGCCTTACGGCGAAATAAATAAACCAACATCAGTCATTCTCCTGGTCCTGGTCTTTTAAAACGACGGTGCAATGATTACACCGTCGTTTGATTACGCGCCGGCCAGATGAGGCACTCGCGCAAAGGGTATGTCGTCGTCATAAGAATCAGGCGGTGCGGCCTGCTGACTCTGCTGTTGTGGTGGCCGCTGTGCCTGTTGTTGTGGCGCCTGTTGCCCGTTCGGATTACCGCCGAGCAGTTGTAGCTGGCCGCGTATATCGACGATTACTTCCGTCGTGTATCGCTTGATGCCGTCTTTCTCCCACTCGCGCGTCTGCAACTTGCCCTCGATATAACACTGAGAGCCTTTGCGTAAATACTTCGCGGCGACTTCTGCGACCTTCCCGAATAGACAGACCCGGTGCCATTCGGTTTTTTCGACCGGCTGCCCCGATTGCTTGTCTGTCCATTTCTCACTGGTCGCCATGCTGATCGTCGTCACCGCGTTACCGTTGGGCAAGTAACGGCTGTCCGGGTCTTGCCCCAGAGTGCCAACCAAAATGACTTTGTTTACTCCACGCGCCATAACTACCTCGGGATGTTGAGAGTGATGTGATCGACCAGCGCCAGGAATTCCGCGCGCCGCTCAGCGAGCTGAATCAATTCCTCTTTAAAGTCGTCGCGGTCCTGGCGGTATATGACCAACTGCCCGGCCGGAGGGAAGTCGCTACAGTAGCTAACGAAGTCGACCCAATCGCGCCCGGAGCAGTCCAAGTGCCCGACCAATTGCCAGCGGTATGACGGATCGAATGACCCGCGACGCATTGTGTCCCAGTGAACGCCGGCCGTTACTGATTTGATTTCGAGAACACCATGCTGGCCGATTAGACCGTCGGGCAAATCGCCGTAGGTGGTGCAATCGAAGAACCCGCCGTTCGTGACCTCCACGAATTGCGCGTCCTCGTACAGCATTCGGGCGACCGGCTCCTGGACGTGGCCGCGCTCCAGGTGATCGCTCTGGAAACTGAATTCCGCGCGCTGGCCGGTGATCCGTTCGAGCGCTATCTGGAGGGCGTAGCGCTTGGCGGGATCACCGAACGCCTTCCCGAAGTTCGCCATGAACGTTCCGAAGTTGCTCGATGTCGCTTTGCCAATGCGCAGCGCGAACCATTCCTCGCTGTTCTGGGGCACGTCATGCCATCCCATTGCCGCACTCCTGGATTAGCTGCTGCTGATGTACCTCCGACATCGAGGCGCGTGCCAGGACCGCGTCCAGGCTGCCGTCGCGGCGGTAGGCGGCCTTGGCATTTTCCCACGCCTTGGCCGTGGCCGGCGTGATCGTCACCGTCGTGGCGACCTTGGGGCTGATGCGCAATCCCTCCGTGACTTCTTTACCGAACCGCACGTTCGGCTCGACGTACACCGTGACGCGGACGTTTTGCCAGTCCTCAATGTATGGGCTCCCGGTCAGCTTTTTGAGCGTGCCTGAGTTGGTGGCGTTTAAGATCATCGGCTTCAGTGGCTCGCCTGGACGCAGCTCCCGCTCGGCAAACCATGCGGTATTGAAGCGGTCCTTCGTCTTCTTGGTCCGATCAGCCTCCAGCGTGACCCGCGCGATAGTGAGCACGGTAGGCCCGACGATATCGGCGCTGGACAGATACGGCGAATCGAACGCCTTACGGAAATGGGTTTTCGTTTCCACGTTATGCGTCCTCGTATTGATCGGTGGTCAGGTCAGGCCGCTGGTCCTGGTAGCGGTGAATTCGGCAAGTCTGTTGCGGCAACAGAATCGACGGGTGTGCCTTCGGCAACAGGCGGAGGCACTCGGGACAGGCGACGCCATACTTCGCGCGAACCCGTTTCATATGGGCCTTCAACCCCTGGAACATTTCGACCATATCGCTCATGGTTTCCCCGCTCTTTGCTCTGGTTGGATAGTGGCGGTCGGCGGATCGGTGATCGCGCCGCCGAGGGCAATGGCCGCCATCAACGCCAGCCAGACCACGAGGCCCACGGCGAAGGAGCGGGTTCGAATCAATGCGGCCCGGCGATGAAGGCGCTTCATTGGTCGGCCTCTGGCGTCTGGTAGTCGATGCAGAGCAGGGTCTGAATCTGCGCCTTCAATTCCCCCACGCGCTCAGCGTGATGCAGATGCTCGCGCTCGATCTGCTGCTCGTAACGCTCGATCAGGATCGCGGTCGGGTTCGCCTCGATCTCCGGCCATTCGACGTCGACGGTGATGGTGCCGAGCAGCGCGCCATAGGTGACCGGCCAATCACTCATGTCGCAGGTGATCGCGCGTTGTGGCTGTCCTGGTAGCTGGTGGATGTACAGCGTAATGGGCGTTTTCATGCGGCCCCCTCGGTGGTCACGACCTTGAGCATTTCCTGCCACTGCCGCAGTTCCTCGCGCAGCTCCCGTATGCGGTCCTTGTCCTGGCGAAACGCCGGACCATCCGCATACGGGAGGCCGGCTTCGAAGTTGCGGATAAAAGATTCACAGACGGCAATCTGCCGTTTAATCAACGTGGCGAACATACGGCCCCCTATGGCGTCGTTTGCTGTGGAGACGCAGCGGTGCCCCCGTTAGGTGGGGGCACCGTGCGTCGATCCGTTACTTGGTTGCTGCGAGGATTTGCGCGATTGCGCGGAGGGGGGCCAGTGCCTCCCAGTATTGGTACGCACCGATCCCGATGCC